TGAACAACAATACGGCTGGCACGGGTGGGTTTGGTGGTCTCCCGACGGGAACGGCGTTCTCGTATACCCAGCCCTTCACCTACAGCGACATCGTCAACCGCGCGCGCCTCCAGATCAACGGCCAGGACCGCTTCGACGAGCGCTACGGCGACTACTTCTGGAAGGTCCAGCCCTACCAGCACCACACCGCGGGCGGCACGGGTGCTTGGGCCTCCGATGGCTCGACGGGCAACACCCTGACGGCCAAGAAGTTCATCAACGTCTATTCCTTCGCCCTCCAGCCCGAGGAGCACCAGCCGTCGGGCACCTGCAACTTCAGCCGCATTGACAACGCCACCCTCGTCTACGACAGCATCACGACCGGCGCTGCGGGCACCTTCCCCAGCAAGTCCTACCCGTACAACTTCCGCGTCTATGCCGTCAACTACAACGTGCTTCGCATTATGAGCGGTATGGGCGGCCTCGCGTATTCCAACTAAGTCTATAAATGCGAGTGCTGATGCTGGTGATTTCCAGCGACACCTTCCCTGTCTACAAACATCATCGTGAGGTCTGGAGGACCTATATGAAGTCCCACCCAAACGTAGACTGCTACTTTCTCCAGTCTAGCCCGCTCGTCTTCGTTCCGACGCTGACGGACGACACATTGTTCCTCCGTGGAACAGAACGCTACGGTTCCATTCTCGCAAAAACCCTTGCGGGACTGGAGTATTTCCTTCGCCGGCCCTATACCCACGTGGTTCGGACTAATCTCTCGTCGGTCTGGGATTTCAAGGCGCTGGTGTCGTATCTTCAGACCCTTCCCTCGTCTCGTGTCTACGGAGGAATGCTCTGTGACGGGGACGGAACGATGTATCCCTATGCCTCGGGGGCTGGGATTCTCTTCACGCGCGATACAGCCGAGGCCCTTCTTGCGCACCGCCGACTTGCACTGTCTGTGGGCATTATTGATGACGTCGACATCGGACACACTATGCGCACCCTTCAGATTCCTCTTACAGCAGCGCCCCGTATGGACTTCATCAGTCTCGCGCACTACGAAAAGACCCACGATACGATTCCTCCCGGGACCTTTCATTACCGCGTAAAACACCAGGACTACCGCGGAGACCGGATGGAAGAACCCGAAATGATGCGCCGCCTTCTCCGCGACCACATTCTCGTGCCCTAAGACAATGGCAATTCCCCGTATCTACTGGTATGTCCTCCTTATCGTGATGATGGAGACGATGGCGATGTCGTGCTTCAAGCGAAGCGTCGACAGCACCGCGTGGTTTGCAGTCGGTGTTCTCTTCTATGCAGTGGTTGGATTCCTGCTCCGGATGACGTTTAACAGCACGGGGATGGCGATGACCAACGCGCTCTGGTCGGGGTTGTCGGTGGTTGCGACAACCCTTGTTGGAATTCTGCTTTTCAAGGAGAGTCTCCATCTCCACGACTTCTTCGCGATTGCGCTGATTGCAGCAGGTGTGATGATCCTGAAGGTCACCGACTAACGGCCCAGCGTGTAATCTTCCCCTTCTCTAGCTGGAAGATCCAGACCGGCATAAGCTCATCCGTTCCCTCGTAGGCGATGGCGAAGTGTTCGCTGTCAATCAACGGTTCAACCCGCGCAAACACCGTAAAGATGCGCGGGTCATCCCACCCGAGGTCCGTTCGCGGGTACAGGACGTAGAGCATCATTTGATGTCATACTTCGTGACGCGTGTATTTGGCTTACAGGGCCCAATTCCCATTGTCTGCTGGAGCATAATCGGAGCCGGAACTCCACGGCCCGGACAGCGTGAATGGTCATAGCCCAAGATGTGACCTACCTCGTGGGTCACCATATACTGACGATACGCGCTCAACGCAAGCCTACTCGGAGGAGCGCCCTTGAACCACCGGTTCGCATTCAGATGGATATGACGTCCATTGAATTCGGCACAGGACAACGCAGGATCACATCCAATTGTCTTCATCTTGGAGAGGGGAGTCAAATGGATGACCATCTCGGCGTCGGAGGGATGCACGACACGCGTAAAGGTCAGCCCTCGGGACAGCCACCCATCGGGGTCTGCAAGATAGACTGCGATTTCTTGGGCAAACTGTTGAGGGTCGTACTCCACTCCGGGGTCAACCACAGTGGCATACCGCATTATCCTCTGGACCGAAAAACGGATTTCAGCCACGAGACAGAGAGCCTGGTATACACAATGCTCCGTCGTGTCTGCGCGCTTCCTCCTCAGATCAAGAGTCTTTGTGAGACCGGGTGTGTCTATCGCAGTCCCGCGTTTCGCCATCTGGCCTGCCCCCAGACCACCAAGAAGGACGAGTGTGTTGCACCGTGCTCGCCCCAGCCGTGTCCGTGTGCAAAAACGGACCTCGTGATTGCAAAGCCTGCGAAGACAGACAAGAATGAAGTGTTCCTGCTGTAAGAAGAAAAGCCACCTAGAGTTCAAGTGTACATGTGGCGGGGTCTTCTGTGTCGTGTGTCGCACTCCCGAAGTTCATAAGTGTTCCGTGAAGCCCGAGCCCATCAAGCTCGAGAAGGTCGTCGCTGAGAAGGTCGTGAAGATTTAATGGGTCGGTTCACCTCCCGGCGGATGCGGTGAGCGCTCGTCTAGGTTGTGCATCAGGGTATCCATAAAGCGCTGCATCGTGCGGAAGGAGATGTTCCTCCGCTGAAGGACACATCCAACTGCATCTCCCTCCAAGTTCAGAATCTCGGTCTCCAACAGCGAGTCCTCTCCATTCCAGACCTGAATCCGCCAGCGATTCGGAAGGTCCCCGTCTGGAAGGATGCGCCAGTTCAGCCGCGGCTGAAAGCGGACAAGTGTATCTGCAAGCGCGTTGTCAATGTTCCTCATTTTGGTCCATGCTTTTCTCTCGCCAGAACACAATCCGTTTTCAGATGAACGTTCTGCTTGAAGCTCTGATTGTCGGCCTGACCTTGATTCCCATCTACTGGGCGGTGGAAAAGGTGACGGGATCCTACGGGAAGTGGGTGACGATCGCTGTTGCAGGTGCTGCCTTCCACCTTCTCTTTGAGGTGACCGGTCTGAACGCTGCCTACGCGAAGAGCAAGAAGACCGCATGAGAAAAGTCTCCCACCCCTGAGGGACCTTCTCGTTCCACCCCACTCTTTATTGGGTTTGTGTTTGGTTACATATACCTCTGGTCATATAGGTTCCCACGCTCCCACGCGTAGTGGCAGTCGCCGCAGCAGAACCCGTTCGTCTGTCCTAATCCCGTCAGCTCGTCCCCGCATTCCAGGCAGTGGTTGTCGCAGCGGCCGCCGTGGCGAACCGCGCGGTCGCACCGGGTGCAGGTGGTCCAGTCGTGGATGCACTCGGGGCAGAGGAGCAGCTCCCCCACCTTTGCGCCGTACATCACCGTCTCCTCGCCACAGTCGTCGCACACATCCTCCGGGTCCTCCGCCTGCTCGCCCCACAGCTCGCCCGTGCACTCGGCGCAGAACCACGTGTAGCGGTCCTCGCCCTCGGTCGGGCAGACACCGTGCTTGAGGCAGCGGGAGCAGGTGAACCGCGGTCCCATCACATAGCGGAGGTTGTGGCCGCGCCACGCCGCCTGGAAGCGAATCGCAGCGGCGCACTCCAGGCAGACGCCGGGGACCTTCTCGTCCCACTCGGTCGCCATCAGCGGCGTCTTGACGCAGGTGCCGCAGGCGAAGCGACGGCGAGCCAGGAAGCCGCGGAAGGCCGCCTGGATGCGAACCGCAGCGTCCTCCTGCTGCTCCTCCATCTCACGGACCTTGCCGTTCCAGTAGGCGTCCACACGCCAGCGCTTGGGTCCGCGGCGGAGCTCCTCGTCCAGCTCCAGCCACTCACCGATGTCCGCGCCGTAGGGCTCGGGGTTCTCCACCATATCCTGCCACACGCGCCAGTTGCGGGCGGCCTCGTCCACCACGGGTTCCGGGCGGGGGGCGTTGAATGCCGCACGCTCGGCCTCCATCTGCTGGAACCAGGCGAGCGCGCTGATGAGCGCACGGCCGTTCCCGCGGAGGCGGTTGAAGTAGGCGTTGACGGACGCGAGCCACTCGGGCTGCGGCATCCGGAGGATCGCCAGCTTCCTGTTCTGCTCCTCCTCGTAGAGCATATCGCCCCACGGCTTGGTCATATTGCCGAGAGCGAGAGAGGTCTCCATCGTGCACGAGTCTTGGTTGGTTGACTTGTGAAGCAGAGAGTAGAGTGTTGGGGGGTACCTTCCCTCTTTCCATGGCCAGAACCGATCCGTTTTTGTCACCTAGACATACCTACAAGGGAAAACCTCTCCCACCCCTGAGGGAGGTTTTCCTTTTTATAGGGTGTTTTGGTTAGGCGACGAGGAATGTCCCGTCGCGGAATGCACGTGCAATGTGCGGCAAGTACACCGCACGACACCAAATCATACTGAAGATGCTCGTTGCGTCCCTCTTGGAGAGGCCTGTGGTCTGGAACACCGCAACGCACTCCGCCACATCCATGTCCGGCGTGCACGGGTCGTACTCCCACACGTGTTTCCATATCTTGCCCCCCTCTCCCCATCCCGCCCAGGTCATACAGTCCTCCACCTTCTTCTTCAGGATTCCCACGTGGAACACCCGAGTGCGGTCCTTGTATGCGGTGATAATAATGAAGTCGCCGGGCTTGCACTTGCCCAGCCTGTCCGAGTCGCACGCGACTCTCTTGTTCTTTCGTCCGAGGTTCATGTCCATAAAGGAATTGCTGTCCACCGAGTGCGCGTCGGTGTAGTTCAGACAGACAACGTTCCGGTCGGCCGTCTCGGCCAAAGCTGCGAGCGCGTACTGCATGGTTGCTGTTGCTTTAGAGTGTTGGGGGGTACCTTCCCTCTTTCCATGGCCAGAACCGTTCCGTTTTTGTCACCTAGACGGTATCATCAGACTCACAGGGGCACCTCCGCGGGCGCTGGGGCGGAGGGGTACTGGGCCGACTGGGAGGAGGCGTCTGAAGGGGCTCCACAAGACTCAGACTCTCAGCCCAGGTCGGGCTGTACGGAATCCGGTTCAGCTGGCGCGCTTTGGCGTCCTGGATGCGCGTGTGGAGGGTGTCTGGAAGCCCACACGGATAGTAGGTGAGAACCAACTCTCGGCGAGACTGCACCCTGCGGTCATTCTCCTGCAGAGTCTCCACGTGACGGTCGTAGATGTAGAAGTCTGTTCCATAGGCTGCGGCCAGGCGGTGGAGGATGTCGGTCTCGTGGACGACCTTGTAGACTGCGACAGAGGGAAGTGCAGGAACCCCGAAGACCTTCGTGCCAATACGAGTGTCGAAGACAGGATCCTCGCGGACCTTGGAGTAGCAGGAGGTATACGACCAGAGAGGAACCTCCAGGTCCTGCGGCTTGGTTGCTGTCTGAATCCTCGCGTGGAGAAGGTTGAAGGTCGTAATCTTCTGCGCCGTGAGGTGATTCAGGAGGTGGGCATAGAGGAGATCCGCATAGCGCTCGTAGCGTTGCCGAGAAAGGTCACGGGCCCGGGCAGTCCAGGCAGAGCGAAGCGAAGGGAGCATCTCGGACGCAAGGGTATCCTCAAGCATTCTGTATGCAAGGGTTCCCTCTCCCACGCCCCCTTCCGTTTTCGTGGTGACAAAAACGGAACGGTTTTGGCCATGGAAAGAGGGAGAGTACCCCACAACACTACACCAGCAAGCAACAATGGCTACCCTCGCAGCATTCATCAGCAGCGCGATTGAGAAGGTGTCTACGGACCCTATCTACCTGGAGATGGAGTTTGAGACTCGGGAGGAGGCGCGCCTTGACTTCACCAACGCCCTCCTCTTTGAGCTCGGTCTCGGCCCCAAGCCGGAGCCGAAGAAGAAGCCGGCAGCCGACGCCCCCAAGGCGGCGGAGGAGAAGCCCAAGAAGAAGCGTGCGTCCAAGAA